GAGAATGAGGGTGCTCTCTGGACTGCTGACATGATAGATACTTGTCAGATCACCTCCTCAGAACTACCACCCCTTATTAGGAAGGTTGTAGCTGTAGACCCTGCTGTCTCCTCTAATGTAGAATCAGATAATACTGGTATTGTTGTAGCTGGCATATGTGAACAGGGTAAGGCTTACATCCTTGGTGATTATACCTTCAAGGGTTCACCTGAGACATGGGCCAATAAGGTAGTTTCTCTTTACCACGAATTTGAGTGTAGTCGTATCGTCTACGAAAGCAACCAAGGTAAAGACCTCATACCATCCCTCTTTAAGACCATTGATGAGAACCTCCCACTTAAGGGTGTACACGCTAGTACCGCTAAGATAGCCAGAGCGGAGCCTGTAAGCGCCCTCTATGAGCAAGGCAAGGTCTTCCACGTAAGGGACTGTGAGGCTCCTCTGACAGAGCTTGAGACGCAGATGACCACCTATGAGCCACTGGGAAAACATAAGTCCCCTGATAGGTATGATGCTATGGTCTGGGCCTTAACGGACCTCATGCTTAAGGGCTACGCAAAACCACAACTGAAACTAATATACTCCAATTCTAAAGGGCTACGATAATGGCTACATTAAATGATCGGGTGTTTGATAATGGCCTTACGGTCCTAGACACCGAAGCAAACGCAATCCACATCACCTCACAAGAGGCTACAGACTACACAGACGCTACTTCCACTAGCACATTAGGTAACTCCACATCTCTGAGCATTGGCGCACCTGCTGACCGCTCTGGTGGTGGTCGTGAGGTTACTGTAGCTGCTATTACGGATGGTAGTGTTACAGGCACAGGCACAGCAAGCCATTACGCTATTGTAGATACTGTTAATAGTCGTCTCCTCGCTACTGGCTCCCTCTCAGCCTCTCAAGCAGTGACTTCCGGTAACTCCTTTACACTTGCCTCCTTCACTATTGGTATCCCTGACCCTGCCTAATTTGAGGTTTTCTCATGGTTAAACTCGTCAACCGCGCCAAGATGGGCACTGCCACTACTGGCACGGGAAGCCCAATCACGCTTGGCTCCGCTGAAAGCGGCTATCAGTCATTCGCTGATGCTGGCGTGGCTGACGGGGAGACTGTGCGTTACGTCATTGAGGACGGTACGGCTTGGGAGATCGGCACAGGCACTTACACGGCGTCTGGGACCACTCTGAGCCGCACTGTCACTGAAAGTAGCAACTCAGACGCGGCGATTAACCTGTCTGGGTCTGCTGTTGTGTTTGCCACTGCGGCTGCGGCTGATGTGATGAACACAACCAACCCTGTCATCACGGCAGGAACCATCACCGAAGATGTCTATGCCCTGAGCGGTACAAGCGTTGCTTTGGAGCCTGACAATGGTTCTGTGCAGACCCACACGCTAACCGGAAATACAACCTACACAGACGGGTTCTCTGCTGGTCAGGCCATCACCCTGATGATTGACGACGGCACAGCCTACACGGTCACTTGGCCCACAATGACTTGGGTCAACAATGGAGGCTCTGCGCCTACGCTGGCGACATCTGGCTACACAGTCATTGCCTTGTGGAAAGTCAGCACAACGCTCTACGGGGCGCTCGTTGGAGATGGCACCTGATGTTGTGGCATAAGGTTCAGGGCGCTGGGGGTGTGGGGGCGGATACAGCATACTCTCTGTCAAACCCTACATATGTCCAATCCCGGTCATTTGGTGGAACAGTTTATGACTTTGATTTTAACCCCACTGGAACTATTTTATTTACTACTGAAGTTATCTCAGGTGTAGACTATTTACGGGAATACTCTCTGTCCACCGCGTGGGACATAAGCACGCTTAGTCTCGTAACCTCGGTTAATGTTGAGACCGAAGCGGATTTTCCGACAGGTGTTTGTTTCAACTTTACCGGACAAAAAGTTTATTTAGCCGCCGCTGGGCCAGATACTCTTAATAGCTGGGATTTAAGCACGGCATACGACTTGTCCACTAGAACAAATCTTGATTACGGCAATTCCACTGATGAGCCGAGAGGTTTGCATTACGCTGAGCCTTCGGGAACGCCAACTTTATTTAAGATAGATTTTACCAACGACCAAGCGGAAAAAGTCACAATTAGCGGCGGTGACGTTGATAACGCTACGCTGGCTCAATCTTTTACACTTTCTGAAACAGTTCCTCGTGGAATTGCGCTATCGCCTGACGGCTTAAAAATGTTTATTTCGGATAATGCGACAGACTCCGTGTACCAATACGATTTGAGTAGCGCGTTTAATTTGTCTACCGCGTCTGCAAGCGGACTTTCACTAAACACATCCACTGACGGAGAAACTGGCCCGTGGGGGGTGGGCTTTGGGGATAGTGGGCAGAAATTATATGTATCTGGGTTTGTAAACGGTATAACCGAGTATAACCTCGTATAAAAAGGTAGGATTATGTACGCAAAACAGATCAGCGGCGAATGGCAGGGATACACAATCCGCCAGCTTCGCAAAGACAACCCGCAGGTCAGCTTCCCTGCTGCGCCGTCAGACGCCACGCTGGCTGAGTACGGGGTGTATCCGGTCTCAACTGAGGCACAGCCTAACCACGACCAGCGTTACCAGCGGCTGGTTCAAGGTCCGCTGACCGAGGCAAACGGCGTTGTCACACGAGGCTGGGTGGTCGAGGACATCCCGGCAACTGCTGAGATGGTCAAGGCCGAAGCCTACCGCCGCATCATTGCTATCTGCCCTGAGTGGAAGCAACGCAATTTAACGGCCCAAGCGGCGCAGCTTGCTAAAAAAGGCGAAGCCAACTGGACGCCAGAGGAAGAGGCTGCATGGGCAGCGGGCGAAGCAATCTGGAACCAGATCGCGGCTATTCGAGCAGCGTCAGATGTGATTGAGGCGATGGACCCGATTCCAGTCGCATTTATGGACGAAATGTACTGGCCGTAGGAGGCTGACTGATGCTCGGATTTTCCCCTTTAGCTGCTGCACCCCTAGCGGATGATGGGGTTAATCTTGGAGCACTTATAGCTTCTAGTATCCTTACAGGGTCACCTCTTGTAAATGATACTGCTGTTACCCAAGAGCACACCTTAAGTGGTGTAGCTATCTCCACTGGTAGTCCCACACTAGGGTCTCCCGCTGTCAGTATTGTAACCATACTTTCTGCTGACAGTATTCTAACTGGATCGCCTGTTGTAGAGGCAATCTCTCTTGAGCAAATTCATGTAGCTTCTCCCGCAAGTATTGCCACAGGCATTCCCTCTGTAGGTAATACAACAGTCTCTCAAGAGCATAGCCTCTCTGGGAACTCCATCCTAACTGACAGTCCCACACTAGGGTCTCCTGCTGTAAGCCAAGCAGATGTGCTTATTACTGTAGACATACTAAGTGGTAACCCTGTTGTCAATTCAACGTCAGTTACGCAAAAACACGATCTTACTGCTAACAACATAACGGCTGGCATTCCTTCTTTGGGAAGTCCGAGTGTAAGCCAAGCAGATATATTAGAACCAGATGGTACCCTCTCTGGTGTACCTACACTAGGCTCCCCCGCTCTTGAAGAAGTTTACGCTTTAGAGCCTAACGATCTAATCTCTGGTACACCTTCTGTTGGTAACGCAGGACTCACTCAACAGCATACGATAATTTGTGTCGGGATTACTTCTGGAACTCCGGTTGTATCTTCCCCTAGCGTCACTCAAACACATAGCCTATCTGGCCTTAACTTAGTTACTGGTAGTCCTCAAGTCGGGCAGCCCTCTCTGGATGGTTCTAGTAGGCGGGTTGTGGCTATAACAGGCAACAGTACGACAACTGTAGAATTAGCAGAGTCTTACAACATAGCTGACTTTGAAGACTCTCGTAACAGTGCCACATTTACTGAAAAATTTAACAGGGTTGCATAATGGCTTTTACTATCAGACAGAATGATACATCCCCCTCTCTGCAAGCAACCTTAAAAGACTTTGAAGGGACTCCCATCCCGATCAGTGGGGCTACTGTACAATTCCACATGAAGTCTATTGATGGCACCTTAAAGGTTGACCAACAAATGACCATTACAGATGCAGATAATGGTGTTGTTCAATACGACTGGCAATCTGGGGATACTGACACGCAAGGCTCTTACTATGTAGAGTTTGAGGTAACTTACTCAGACGGCTCTATTGAGACTTTCCCAAACAAAGGCAATCTGTCGGTGGTTGTCACCAAAGAACTCTCCTAATGAAATATCTAAGGAAACTTAAAGATGTCACAGAAGCAACTCTCAGTAACCGAAAGTCAGAAAATTCTGGGTGTTGCAGGAACATCAACTCGTAATGGCACGTTAAAAGCTGACGACCTTCAGCCTGAGCTTCGTGGTAAGCGGGCTATCCGCAAGTATCGTGAGATGCGGGACAATGATGCTACTATCGGTGCTGCCCTTTATGCTGTAGAACAGATGCTACGAGATGTACCAATTAAGATCACTCCTGCTGATGATTCTGAACAGGCTAAGGCTGAAGCTGAGTTTGTAGAATCAGTCCTTGAAGATATGGACCACAGCCTTGATGATCACATCTCAGAAGCACTATCTTTCCTTACATTTGGCTTCTCTGCATTTGAGGTAGTTTACAAGCGTAGGATTGGTCCTTACGAGCGTAGCCCTAAGAAGCGTTCTAAATTTACTGATGGTCGTATTGGTATCCGTAAGATTGCCCCTCGTGCTCAGTGGACCATTAACCGCTTTGATGTAGACCAACAGTCAGGAGACCTCTACGGCTTCCATCAGGACGTATCCTCTGGCTTTGGTACTAACTACATCCCAATGCGTAAGGCTATCCTCTACCGCACTACTACAATCAATGGTGATCCTTCTGGTCGTAGTATCCTCCGTAATGCTTATGCTGCTTATGAGCGTCTTAATGCTATCCAACAGTATGAGGCTATCGGTATTGAGCGAGAGCTTGCAGGTATCCCCCATGCAGAGGTTCCAGCAGAGTATCTCTCAGCAGATGCTACAGAGGCTCAACAGGCAGTCCTGAACCAGATGAAGGAAATCCTACGAGACCTTAAGTTCAATGAGCAAGGCTTCCTGATTACCCCTTCTGATACCTACCCCGGTAAGGATGGAGAACCCACCAACCAGAAGCTAGTATCTGTAAAGCTGATTTCTTCTGAGGGGACCCGTAATATCGACATTGATCCTGTAGTTAAGCGTTACCAGCACGACATTGCTCGTAGTGTTCTTGCTGAGTTTATTATGTTGGGTGGTGGTAGTAATGGTTCTTATGCCCTCTCCAAGAGTAAATCTGACCTATTCCTACGTGCCCTTGAGAGCTACATCCACACTATTGTAGACATCCTTAACAAGCAACTCATTGAACCCCTCTGGCGTCTTAATGGCCTTGACTTCGCTCTGATGCCTAAGATTAAAGCTGGTGATGTTGCAAGTCATGACCTCAAGGAAATGGGTTCCTATCTCCGTAACCTTAATGGCGCTAATATCACTGTTGCAGATGATCTTGATATTGTCAACGCCCTGATGGAGATTGCTGAACTACCTAAACCTAATCCTGAAATCTACGCTGCTTCTCGTGAACGTGCTCAACAAGCCGATCTAGCCCGTACAGATTACTACGATGGACCTGATGATAATGTCGTAGGCTCTGGAGACGAAACAGAGGAAGACGATGATGAGAAGGTTGGCAACTAATGGTTACTTTCTCGTATTCCAACGGTAGGTCTATCAATAAGATGTATATGCAGGATGGTAATATCCTCGTAGAGTACATGGATGGTAAGATAGACATCTTAGGTAAAGCTCAAGTAATTAACAAGAGTGAAACCTACGTCCAAGGCCAACAGATGCCTCCCGGTCATTTCGCAGTCTTTGACCAATACCTAAACACTGATGGTGAATTAGTCCTCCTATGTAACAACAAGAAGAAGTTTGTAGTTCATTGGGGTACTGGTCAGATGCTACTTACTGAGGCTGCTGATACA